GCGGCGCTGATCCGCGAGGTGGACGCTGCGTGCGACGGGGCGCTGCAGGCGATGAAGCGCAGCGGGCGGCAGTGGTGGACGAAGGTGGGGAAGTGCGTACGGAACCACGGCGCCGACGGTGGCCGGAAGGACGGCCCGTCTTGAGCACGTCACGAATTCGGCCTACCATCTTGCGCTTTGTTGGAAATGTGCTATTAGACTTTTTGAGACCAAAGAGAACCAGGTTGAACTCCTGGACCTTCCGGCGTTCCACGACAAGACCGAAAGGAACAGCGTGGACTTGATGCTTCGGCATGGGAGGGCTAGCTCAACGAAAGAGCGCTTTGGTCTATTTTTTATTTCCAACGATGAGGTTCGTAAGGCGAACAACAAGAACAGGGGCGTTTGCCCCGAGGAGAAGGCATGAGTTCAGAAGAAACGACTGCGGGGCAAACGTACCCTGCTTCTGCTGGTTCGACGTGCCTTTTCATCGGAGGGCTTGCCGATGGAAGGCGGATCGCCATTTCACACGACATGCAATTCGTGCGCCTTCCGGTTCGCACAGAACAAGGCTACGAGGAATCAGAGTACAGACTGGAAATCCTGATGGCGCTGACGCGGACTTTCCGCATCTACGTGGCGACGCAACTTCCGCTCGAAACCGCCATCGAACGGCTCATTGATGGCTATGCGTCGAACAATGATTCACCGTCTGCCTGACGCATAATGACCACCGCCGCCCCAACCGCGCAATTTTTCTCCCGCTGGGACGCCGCCCTGTCGCCCATCGAGCGCCTCGGGCATCGCGCATGGGCGGAGCGGAACATCATCATCCCGCAGGACTACCCGTGCCCGCCGGCCATGAAGGGCCAGTATTCCGCCGCGCGGCACCCGATCGTCCACGAGGTACAGGACAAGCTGGATCTGCTGACCGTGCGGGAAATCGTTTTCGTGAAGCCGGTCCAGTTCGGCGCATCGCAGAACATCCTGCTGCCCGCCGCGCTCCGCGCCCTGCACTACGGGCTTTCGGTCATCTTCGCCACCTCGCAGCAGGTGCAGGCTGAGACGTTCCGTATCGAGCGGTTTATCCCGCTGCTGCGCGCGTCGCCCGCGTTCGCCGGGATCAAGTTCCACGAGCGCGACACGGAAGTCTACCTCGATAACGGCGGGCTGTTGACTTTCATCCACAACCGGTCGAAGGGCGGCGTCGAAACGCGATCCGCCGCCGTGGTGCTCGCCGACGAGCAGGACTCGTTCGAGTTCGGGATCATGGAGCGGCTTCGCGGGCGCGTGACCCAGTTCGAGAGCATTTCGAAAATCGTCATTGTGTCGGCGCTGAAACCCAACGCGAAGCGCGAGAAAATCGACGGCAAAATGACGACCCCAGCGATGCTGGAGTATGGCGCCTCATCGCAGGCGAGGTTCCACATTGCCGACCCCGGAACCGGCAAAATGCACCCGCTCGAATTCGGGTTCCCGCGCGAAGATCGAAGCCTTCCGCCTTGGGGCCTGAAGTGGGCGAAGGATTGCCGACGCCCCGACGGAACGTGGAACGAGGCGCGGATTTCCGAGACGGTGCACTACGTCACCCCCGATGGGACCACATTTGGCGAGAGTGCACGGGATCGGCTCCTGAACTCCGGACGATGGATACACGCGCGGCCGGAGGTCGCCGACATCAAGCCGGGCTACATCCTGAACGATCTCTACGTACTGCAGAAGTCCTTCGCGTCAATCGCGTGTGGGTTCCTTCGCGCGAAGCGGCAGGGCGGCGAGGTGTATCGCACGCACATGCTGGAGCACTGGTGCGAAACGCCGTGGGAAGAGAAGATCACCGTCACGGATCGCGCGCTTTCGTTCCTGCAGGCCCCGTATCACCGGAAGCAGGCGCCGCACGAGGCCGGTGCGCTGGCCGAGATTCTCGGAAAGTGCCCGACGAAAAACGTCATGGGCGGCGACGTCCAGGCGTCACGGAACGGATTGTGGTGGCTGGATGCCCAGTTCTACGACACCCGCGGCACAGACCCGGCCGCGCGCGAGAAGTTTAGGCTTGGCGACGAGGTGACCATCGCCGTCCGCGACTGGGGGCACTGCTTTCGGTTCGTCGAGGTCGACGAGGCGTCGAAGCTGTACAAGGCGAGCTTTGTCGGCATGGATGCGAATTACCAGTTGCGCCGCTCCGAGACGTACGGCGCCTGCCTGCAATACGGCTTCACCCCCATCATCGGCCGGCCGCTGTCGAAGATCGGGAAGCCCTGGGACGCGCAGCAGATTGACCCCATTTCCGGTAAGTCGGGAAAGTCGACGCCGCTCACGCAAATCATTTTCCGCGAGGAGTCGCTGAAATTCGAAGTTCTGGAAATCCTGAACAACAAGCGATCGGGCATTCGCATAATTTTGCCAGAGGAAGTCGACAAGGTGCTGGTCGAACAACTCACAGCCGAGCGGTGGATCGACGGTAACCCGGAGCAGGTCCGCGACGACAACCACCTGCTCGACTGTCTGATTTACGCCGTGCTGATTGGCAAGTTCTGCTCCCTCCTGCCGGTTTAACCGCCGTCTTCGCCGGGGCACAAATCCCGAAAAAAGTGAGGAAGAACCATGCCCGAAGTCCATTTTAGCGACCTGAAGTCACCCGGCGAGATGGCCAAGATGTACCAGGACGCGATCATCGCGCTGGAGTCGAGCGGAGGGGCCGGGCGCGCGGCAATCCAGTCGTACACCCTGCCCACCGGCGTCACGGTGTCGCGCGCCGACATCCAATCGCTCCGCGACAGTTACGAGTATTGGCGGAAGCTCGCGCATCGCGCCGATTACGGCATGACGACCGTGCTCAATCAGGCGGGGGCGCTGTGAACCTGTCCAAGTACGAGACGCGCAACGGTGTCATGGTCCCGAAGGCAATCGGGTACGACGTCGTGCTGCCAAATCTCAACCGGCGGCAGGTAGGCATTTCGACATGGACGATGCCGGTCGACGAGGATCGGCTCGTCGGTTGGTGGGATCTGCAGCGGCTTCGGCTCGAATGCAATCATGCCATCCGAAACAGGCCGACCGCGCGCGCGATTCACGACCGGATTATCGACGGCGTTGTGGGAACCGACGGGATACGGCACGAGGCCAGCACGTCGGACCCGAAGTGGAACAAGCTGGCCGATGACTACATGACCGAGCGTGACAAGATTTGGGACTATCGCCAGCGGTGCAAATCCATCGTCGAAGCGGACCAGCTCTGCATCCATCACATCCTCACGGACGGCGGATTGTTCTTTTTGCGCATGGAAAACGGGCAGGAACAACCGATCGAGGCGGACCGGGTATGCACGCCCGAGAAATTCATGACCGACGAGTCCGTGGTCAACGGGGCGCGCGTTGGCGCCGGCGGGATCATCATTGGCTGGTACGTGTGCGATCGGAACTCGCGCGGACACGTTGACCGGTCGAAGTTCGAGTACGTCGAGTCGCAGTACATGATCCACGTCGGGAACCCGTTCCGGGTTGACCAGATTGCGCCCATCCCGATGATGGCCCCGTCCATTGCGAAACTGATCGACCTGGACGAAATGGAGCAGTCCATGCTCCTTAAGGCGAAGGCCGAGGCCAAGCGCGCCGGGGCGTTCTACTCCAACTCCGCGACGGGCGGGCCCGGCACAGTGCCCGATCGCCTGGCTGGATTTGGTACGACCGCGGGGCGTGAAGCAAACCGCGGGCTCACGTACGAGACCGTGAACAGCCTCGAATTTTACTACCCGATGTCCAGCGAAAAGCTGGACAGCCTCGAACCCAAGACGCCGGGCCAGTACCACATCGAGTATTGCAACCTCGTGTTTGACGAATGCTGCGCGGCGATGGGTGTCGCGCCCGAGTGGGTGAAGCTCAAGTACAACACCTCGTACATCGCATCCCGCGGCGCGCTCGTGACGCCGGAGCCGACAATCCAGCGTCTGCAGGGGACGCTCGAGACGAAGTTTCGGCAGCGCCGATGGAATTGGAAAATCTCTACCGCTATTCGCAAAAAGGAACTTCCGCCTTCGCCGAAGGATGAGAACGGCCGCCCGGAGTGGTTCAAGGTGTTCTGGCACTGGCCCCCGATGGTCGCGCTTGACCGCGCCGACGAGGCCGGCGCCGACGCGCGCGAGTACCAGAACCGGACCAGCACGCTCGGTGATCTGCACCAGCGCCGCGGCGGCAACTTCGAGCGATGGTTGCGAAAGCATGTCGACGAGTGCCGGCAGATACTTCGCGCGGCCGGACACCCCGACTCGACGCCGATCCCGCTCTGGATGATGACGCCGGCCATGAATTCGGCCGTCCCGCCCGATGCGACCGGGAAAGATCGGGCCGGGGCACAAGCGGCGGAAAAATGAGATGAACCAATTCGAAAGCCATCCGTTCGCCATGCGCGAAAGCGAAATCGGGCCCCTGCTCAGCCTGCGCGCCAGCGTCATGCAGCGGGCGGACTTCCTCGACGAAATCCTCGGCCTCGAAAACAAGCCGCCGGAGCTGGAGGTCGAAAACGGCATTGCGACGATCCGCATTCACGGCGCGATCGGCATGGGTCTGGCTGCGTGGGAAAAGGCGTATTGTGGGATGGTGGACGTCGGCGACGTCGCGACACTCGTCGGACAAGCGGCCGGCCGCGGCGACGTGAAAGCGATCATGCTTCACATCTGCTCCCCAGGCGGCAGCGTTTTGGGCATAACCGAGGCCGCATCGAAAATTTATGCAGCGCGCGCCGCGAAGCCAGTCATCACCTACGCGCGCGGACTGATGGCCTCGGCCGGGTACTGGCTCGGGGCCCAGGCATCCGCCGTCATCGCATCAACCTCGTCAATCATCGGCTCCATCGGCGTGTTCTCCGCCATGTGGGACGACAGCAAGGCCGTGAAGGACTTTGGGTATCGGCGCGTGCTCGTCGCCAGCGGTCCCCACAAGGGTCTGCCGCAACCCGGCATCGAGATCGACGAGGAGCAGGTGGCGGCGATGCGGGAGCGCGTGATGGATTACGCCGAGATGTTTTTTGGCGACGTGCAGCGCGCCCGCGGAGGCGCAATACCGGCGGATGCGTTCAGCGGCGCGGATTGGGTTGCCGCGCGCGCGTTTTCGCTTGGGCTCGTCGACCAGATTATCGACGACGAGGCGGACGCGGTGAAATCCGTGCTCGGGTTGGTTTGATGGGCACAAAAACAGCAAAAAATGAAGTCCCCAAAATCATGAAACTGTACAGCGAAATGAGTCTTGTCGAGCGCGTGCGATTCCGGGCCGATTACGCCCGCGGGAAAATCAGCGACGCGGATTACGCCGCCGCAATGGCGAAACCCGATCCCGATGCCGAAGCCAAGGCGAAAGCCGAAGCGGAAGCGGCCGAGAAGTCCCGCATCGAAGCCGAGGCCAAGGCCGCCGCGGACGCCGAAGCCAAGGCGAAAGCCGACGAGCAGGCGCGGATTGATGCCGAGGCGAAGGCCAAGGCGGAAGCCGACAAGGCGGCCGAAGCCATTGCGGCCAACAAGAATTTGCAGGAAACCGTTCAACAGCAGGCGGAACAGATTAAAGACCTGCAGGCAATCGTGGACCTCGAAGCGTACGGCGACGCGGTCCCCGGAAGGAAGGAACCCGTGAAAGACACCAGCATCCACACGAACCCCACCGGCGGGGCGGACCTCGCGAAGCGATTCGTCTCGATGACGAGCGCGGAGAAGACCGAGTTTCTCGCCAACGGCGAAAACCACAAGGCGCTGTTTGAGGCGATCAAGAACTCGCCCCTGCGCGGCCCCGACGGCCAGCCGTACCTCGCGGTCGGCACGGCACAGTCCGGCTCGCCCACCTTCGACCTCACGTCCCTCGGCCTGGCGGTGATCTCCCGCAAGACGCTGCGCCGGTTCGGAGCGGCGCTGAGCCCCGTGAAGGCGTTCACGACCGACTTCTCCGACGAGGTTGTCACCGGCGCGACCGTCACGACGCGCGTCTTCCCGCTGGGCACCGGCGCCCGCGAGGTGAACGATGATCTCTCCGGCAACATCGCCAGCGCGGCGGCGGACACCACGCCCACGCCCGTCACGGTTTACATCGATGGCACGACGGCGAACAACTCCACGTACCCGGCCGACGGCTTCGGCATCACCGCGGCCGACCTGCAGCTCATCGCCTCCGGCGTGTGGCCCAGCGTGGCCGAGACCGGAATGCAGGTGAAGACCTACAACGTGGCGAAGGCGATTTTGAAGAACGCCTTCGCGCGTCTCACGGCGGCAAACTTCAGCGCCATCCCGAACATCAACGCGATCGCCGAGGTCAATGTCGACAGCGACCTCCTGAGCCAGATCGGCGGCGAACTGAAGCCGATCGGCTTCCAGGACGGCATGATGAGCCTCCTGTTGACCAGCAAGGCCCACGCCGCGCTGATCCGCGACCCGTACATCAAGAACTCGTACAACCTGCAGGCCAACTCCATCGTCGAGGGCAAGTCCCCGAACATCATGGGCTTCAACGTGGTGGAGTGCCCGACGCTCCCGTTCACCGGCAGCAC